AAGTCGTGGTGGCTTCATAAAGGTTCCGGGCCTTGATCTCTTCGCCACCGGTGAGTTGCTTGATTGTTTCCTCGTCCAGCCGTCCATACTGATTGCTCTCGGCCATGGTGACAAACCGCTTGCCCTTCAAAGAGGCTAGGACGGGACTTGCAGCTTCGGCATTCTTGGAGCGGTCAGACTTGCAGATAATGGACACCGGGGACACAGAGGCATAATCCCCGAGTAGATGGTGAATGGCACTTAGAAGGGTGGACTTGCCGTTTCTGGTGGTCTTGCCATGGAGAATGAACATACATTCCTCATTGGCCGTACCCAGCATGGAGTACCCGAGAGCCTTTTGCAGATAGTCGGCCTTGTCAGCGTCATTGCAAGTGACTTCCCGAATAAACTGCTCCCATCGAGGACACTCAGCGTTTTGCAGAGTGTAGTCAAAATTGGTCTGCATGGTAAGGAAGTCGTGCCAGTCATGCTCCCGGAACTCCATTTTTTGAAGGTCATAGGTTCCATTCCGACAGTTAATGAGGTAGGGGTTAGCGTCAAAATCCTCGGCGGTGATCGGCATGACGCTTGCAGCGTCCTTCATGAGCCGGTCACGGAAGCGGCGATCTCCCATCTTGGAAATGAACTTCATGTAGTCCCTACGGCGATCTTCGTTGTCGATCTCCCCGCAGTAAAGAGCCATCAGACGGCAAAACTCCTTGATTTTCTCGGCCACCAGAAGAGAACCAATATCCTTTCTCCATGCCCCGTTAGAGTAGGTGTACCAGCACTTGGCCTCCGGGCAAAAGCGGGTATCGTTCTGGTAACACTCGGAGAACAGTTCCGCCATGCCAGACTCGTCCCAGGAATAGCCAGTGCCGCTGATCTGGTGACTTCTCTCAGGCTTTGCCTCCTTGATGTAGAACATCTTCTGAGAGAGGTCTTTGTCCATGATGTACCGGCCATTGGAGAGTTGAAAAAGTTCCTGCTCTTCGGTAGCCATGATTTCATCTGCCATTTCTCGAAATCCTCCTTACTGCTTTTGCGAGGGAAAGAAGAGAACACTCCTGAGCGTCTTCGTGCCAGAGAGCGCATTTCTCTTCGGAACACTTACTGCCTACAATTTCAACGGTTGCCTCGGTATTTCCGTCCGTATTCATAATGCAAATTGCCCCAACCTCCCGCATAGCGGCGAGGTCTTTAGCGGATATAGGGTCTACATTACGGAATAGAAGAAAATCATCTGCGGCACCTTTCCGAAACGGACACTCTTTTTCATTCGCCATCGTTTATACCCCCCCCATAGAAGAAAGCGTTTTTCAGAGCCTTATCCACAAATCCCATAACTCGGGGCGAGAGTGTGCATATACGCTTTTGAACACAATCCTTGTCAATAACCCGTACCTGTTCACACTCTACCATGCTTGTCCGAATGCCAATCCCGGTGACGATCACATGGGTAGGCATTTCCATTCGTTTCAGTTTAGAGGTAAGCGGGACTACAATCGTGGTGGGAGAGTACCTATTGCCAACATCGTTTTGCACGATCAGCCAGGGCCGGTTTCCACCCTGAACCCGGCTCCCTTCCACGATGGGAACATCAATCAGAACAATGTCCCCTCGTCTGAAAGACCTCATATCAAAATTACCTCCGGTATCTGGTAACAGAATTCACGATTGTTTCTATCTCACTTCGGGGAAGCGGAGGCTTACACGCTTGCTGATTGGCAAACAGCAGTTCTTTGTAAATGTCCGCCTTGGAATACCCCTGATTATGAAGCTGACCGGCCAGTGAAGTAAGGCTCAGGTTTCGGCTTCCGGTGGTAATGGGCGGGTATTCCGGTTTGAGTGTGATCTTGCCATGTTCTGGCTTCCGGTAGATAGGTGAGTATATCCGTTGAGAGGCGGAGCAACCGGCACTCTCTTTCGGAGCGTCAGGAAAATACTTGGACACCACATAGTCAACCGCTTCCTGATTTTCAATGATCTCCGAATAAAGCAGGACATTCCCGGTCATGATAAAGTACCGGCTACTCCGATAGATTTCTACACCATTACGATTATTGCGGCCTTTGAAGGGGAGATTACCTTTCAGAAGGATATGAACCCCTCGTCCGCTCCGGCTCTTCTCGGTGTAGGAGTGGCAATGGCTGATAATGTCTGAGGCCAGTTGATTTAACAGGCCATCGGCAAAACCATCGTCAATGTCAATCCCGATCAGACCGTCATCGTTGAAAACATACCCTATACCGTCATAAATCCCATTCGTCACATTCAGGACGGCGCAATCAAAAGTGCCCCAGGTGTCAGGTAGAACAGAGGACGCAGCTTTCTTCTGGCCGGTCTGCATGGGAACTTTAGAGCCGTTCCACACATTGACCCATTGTGTTTTCTGCTTTAGTTCGGTAGGTATCTTTTCATACATGACTGGCACCTCTCAACTCTCATACGGGGATTGCAGACTCCAATCCCAAGTTTGACCTCCCTTGTAGGCATTACGGAAATAGTTGTGTTCTCCGTCCCCAGTGAACCACATATAGTCCGAGGGGAGAACTCGGCCCACATCGGTTTCCCCGGCTTTCTCGGCATACCACCGGGTCAGAACATCTTCACACAGGGCTTTAATTTCATCATCAATCGGGTTATCTACATCATATCCGGCGAATTGATACGGAGCGGTGACTACCATGACGATGTTCCCATATCCATAGTCCACCCGGTTCAGCGCACACCACACACAGGCCGCTTTCTCGGTGTCAGAGGGAATGCCCCTCGCCTCTCCCCACACCATCTTAGAGAGGACAGTGATCTCTTCCTCTGACCATGGCGAGAGAGAGGGAGAGGGGCTTTCTATCTGGTCAATCGGTTCGGTTTGGGTAGGATGTTCTTGCTCATTGGAAACCGGCTCTGACGCACAGGAGGACAGCAGGAGAATGAAAACCGCAAGGAATATCAGCCAGACTTTATTCATCATCGGTCTTTTTCTTACGGGAAGTGGTCTTCACCGTAGCGAAGAAATACTTCCCGTCCACACAGACCGGGTAGCCGGGAAACCGGTTGCTGGCTCTCTTTTTACCCTTGTTGTAAATCTGCTCCGCAGCTGCAATAGGCATTTCGCCGGACACATGATCGGCACCGGCCACCATGATATACGGGACTTTCCCGTTATTGTTCACGAATGTCATGAAGACTTCCCCTTTCTCTATTCCACGCTTCCACATCTACACCAATTTTCTTTAACTGCTCCTTACAGAGCCATGTGTAGTCATCCGGCATTTCGTAATGCTGGATAAGCCGGTCATGCTCTACTGAAAAAGCCTCATAGAACCGGCGCAACCGCTTAGGGCCAAATCCAAGGTGAACCATGAGGGTATAGAGAACCATAGCGTCAATATCATCGGTGTACCGTCTATCGGCCTCAATGATTTGCCGATTGATCTCCATATCCATAGCCTTTTTCTCGGCGGCGGTGAATATTGCCCCGTAAACCTTTCCTCCGGCCTTTTTAACAATCATGGCTTACACCTCAATGTCCTCAAAGAAGACCGGGTATCTGACCGATAAGAGGTCATAAAGCATTCTGGCAACCCTACGCATATCTGGGTGAGCTGCGGGAGCAGAGCGAAGTTTGATGAAATGCCGCCATTCCCGAAGATTGGCCGTCATAACTACTTCGGTTTTTAGACTGTTCGGCAACACAGACCGAGCCTCCTGCGGAGAACAACCAATGTCCAAGAGGGTAAAGTAATTTTCCTCAGCCTCCGAACAAGCCTTTTTCCACACGGTATAGGGGTAATACCCAGGAGAAGTCCACGCCGGAGAGATAACGGTGATCTCCGTACCGAACTGCTCTTTGCTGTAATTGCAGTACCGGGTAGACTCCTGACAATAGGAGGCCAGCCGGTGGCGGACGATCTCATGACTCACTCCCCGATCACAGATAAACCGGACGGTCACAATACCGTGTTCAATGACGGCCTCATGGCCCCGCTTCAAAATGTTCCTGACAAACTTCTCTGCACTGTCCTCGGTGATCTTGCTCTCAGATTTGTAGCAAGTGCGCCCAGCCTGTTCAATCAGAGAGAGAATGTTCGGATAAGAGGGAGCATTGACAAGCTCCACGCTGGGTTCAATAATTTTCATGGTCAGACTCCTTCCACATGACTTGCCAGCATATCCGCTTGATGTGTCCAAAGCACATTCGGATAGGCTCTTACCGCTCTGGTGTAATCGTTCCATTCCTCTTTCGGGCAAAAGGCTCCCATGTGATACCTGATACACATGATCTCTTCCTCAGTCAGAGCGTAGAACTGAGAGAGAAGCATGACTGACTTATCTCCGTGCCCTTTCAGAAGAGTGTCCGGGTTATATTCCCAGCGGAGCGGGTCTTCGATAATTGTGCCGTCCAGAGTGACACCTTGCCGCTCCAGTCTATACTGGTCAATTTTGCAGAGATCGTGGAACATTCCCACGAGATAGGGAGAGCGGCAATCTTTCCATTTCAACTGACAACTTTCAGTCAGACCAACCAAGTGTTTTGCCACAGAAAGAGAATGGTCGAAAAGACCACCTTCATAATTCCCGTGATACTTGGTGGAGGCAGGGGCTTTGAAAAAACCGTTAGTGGTGAGATAGTCTAAAATGTCAAGAGTGGCGAGGGGAGAGCCATCAGGCATACGCATGAAGTTCAGAAACTCAGACCGGCGATCTCGGTCAGTCATGACAGGCACCTCCTTCATATTCGGGCCGATGAACACTTCTCTCGGAGTCAAACCCTTCCGGGTATCTCTCCCGCAGCTTGTTAATGTTGTGCTTAGCTACATCTTCAAGGGACACGCCTAAGCCGGTAGCGGTTTGAGCCACATACCACAGAACATCTCCCAGCTCGTCAATCAGGCGGTTCGGGTCAAAGGTGTGGCCCTGAAACTCCACCTTTTTTAGAATGTCAATACACTCTCCGGCTTCACCATTCAGGCCGTAACAGCCGTTCCGAATTTTGTCCCACGGAACGAGATCACCGGAAGTACGGTCAGCGGCTTTCTGATAATCATTGAGCGTCATCAGCGGACACCTCCATTTCCAACACGGTCATGATTGCGTAATTGGCAAGGTCAATCAGTGTGTCCCTGATAGACTCGTCATCAACCTTCTGTTCCCCGGAGCGGGAAAGAGTCTTGAACCGGTTGAACTTATCTCCCAGCCGAATACGGGCCATAGCCATACCCTCTTCAACAAAGGTCTGGTGAAAACTGTCCCCGTAATCGTGATTTTTCCGGGCATAGAGATCATTGATTTCCTCGCAAATCTCCCGGTGCATTTGCACCTTTGTCTTTGTCGTGGTCAAAGTATCTTATCCTCACTTTCCACAGGTTTTTCAACAAACCATTGGAGAGGGAGAGGGTAGATAACCGCTCTCCCTCGTCCGGTTTCACCCTAACAGGGCATTCAGGTCAAAAGAGGGCTTCTTTGCCGTCTGAGAGGCCGCAGGAGCGGGTTTAGAGGCCGGTGCGGGTGAGGGGGCTTCTCCTTCGTCCCAACCCTCAGAGGGCCGCTTATCGGCCAGCCGAGCGAATGTGACGGTCTTATCCGGTTTGTTCTTGTTCGGCTGAACATCATGCTCCACATCACACTCAATGAAGCACCCCACGAGGTCTTCATGGTCGATCTCGGTCAGAGAGAAATCATTGAGGGCGGTCTTGGCAAAGTAACTGAAAGCATTCAGGGCACCTTCATTGGGAGAGCCATCGGTTTTCAGCAGGGAGAAGCGTTCAATGTGCTTGGCTCCGCTCTGAGTCTGCATGGTGATCTCCAACTTGCCAAAGGCTTCCTTGTAGTTGACCGCTGTGATTTTGAACACATGAGTCCCTTCGGGAATGAGGGTAAATCCCTCACTCAGTCCAATTTTCGCCATAGTAGGTGTCCTCCTTAAACTTCAAGGTTTACCGGGAAGATGATACCTACAAGTTCGTCTTCATCATCCGGCAACTCGGGATATTGTTTGACCAACAGAGCCTTAGCCACGGTAGAATTCGTGTCAAGGTCATAGGCATACAGGATTTCGCACAGGTCGGACTTCTCAATCAAAGACCAGTCATCATTACTGATCTTGATGGACATAGTGCCGTCCTTGGTCTTGAAGACCCGAATGCAATCTTTAATACCGCCATCGGGGAAGGGCATAATGGCTTCTGCCAGTTCTGCGTATTCGGTATGACCGATCTGGTCAATCATCTTGGAGATTGCTTTCGGCATTTCCTGAATGGCCGCAGCTGTCACGCTCTTCACCGTAACGGGAATTCGCATGAACACGGAAGGAGAGGCCAGCCAGCGGTCACAGATAGGGAGATCACTAATCGGCTGATTGTAGATAACGCCGCTGGAAGCAAGGGACTTCACAAATTTCTCAAACTTCATAGCGCACCTCTCACTTTTTCTTGCTGACCCAGATAGCATAGACAATGCTTGCCATCAACTCTACCATAACGGTAGCCAGAACACCGGCCACAAAGGGGTCAATATACATCGTTCATTCCTCCTTAATCGCTTTCGGAGTAATCCGATAACTGTCTTCCATAGTGGTGTACTTCTCCAACACCCCGTCCGCTTTCATGGCGTTCTTGTCGATCTTGGTGGTGGTACTCTTGCTGACCTCCCAGAGATAGGAGGAACCGATGACAGACACTTTTTTGTCCCCCTCCCGGAACTGCTGGATAGCCGCCTTTTTAATCATCTCGGTCAGGGTCTTGTACCGTTTCTCGTCATCGGCAACCTCGGCAGCATGAGCGTCCAGCTTGGCTTTCAGCTCTTCGGCCTCCTTCACCAGAGCCGCCATGTCGGTTTCCGGGGAGAGGTTGTTGGTACGGAGGACAGCGAGAATTTCAGCGTCTTTCTTCTCGTCATAGGCCGGAGAGAGGCCGGTTTCCACATGGTCTTTCCACCACTTCAAGGCGGGTTTCACATACCGCTTCTCAAAGTCCGGGTACCGCTCAGATACCTTGAAAGGCCGGGTGATCGTGTTGGAGGGGCTGCATACGAAGTTCTCAGGGTGTTCGTAGTCCCCGGGTTCCAGGAAGGAGGCCACCATGATTACATCGTCCACGCCCAGGAGGAACGCATAGAGGGCCGCTTGCAGAGCGTAATACTCAGGAATGTCCTCGGCCCAATCCTCAACCCGCTTGGAGGTCTTCATTTCCAAAACGGTCACGGGCTTGCCGTCCTTGCCATGCAGAAGGTAGTCCCACATACCGCCGAGTACCGGCGTGTCGGAGAAGAAGTCACCGAAGGTCTTCTGGAAGTAGTTCTCCCCGTAAATGTCGGTCGGGGTGACCAGATTGGTCATGAAGTAGGTGTTCTTCATGTACTCAGCCTGTTTCGGCTCAATGGTCTTACCGGCAATGGTGTAGATCGTGTCCTCAAAGGGCTTCTGGTAGGTGCGGGTGATCTCACACCAGACCTCAAAGGGAGTAGACCAGGGGTTGAGGCCGAGGATGGTAGCGAACCGGGTAGCGGTCAGCTTCTTGGGCCGCTTCGGGGGAACGATCTGAATTTTGTTGTCAACCCATTCCATCATCAACCCTCCTGCGTGTCATACGCTGCCAGCATCTCCCGGACACCGGAAATGAGCTGGTCACACACATCGGCGGTGATCTTGGTGAAGCCCTCGGTCTTCACGGCCACATTCTGGACAAAGCTCTCCTGCTCCGCATCCAGCTCCATGAGCTTTTTCAGCTCCGCTTTCAGCGTGGCGACCTGTTCCTCACTGGCGGCACCCTCCGGGGCGGAAGTCAGCTCGGTCTTGATCTCCTTGCGCTGCTCAGGGGTCACAGGGGCCTTTCTGGTGGGCTTGGGAGTCGGGGGAGGGGTGGGAGTGTCCTCACCGGCCCCGGAAGTGTTGTCAATGCTGTCGGCCTCGATAATGTCAAGGACGAGCTGCCACAGGTACCGGCGCATATAGGTGAGGGAGCTGCCCAGGGCTTGCATCTCGTTCGTCACCACCTTGCCGCTGTTGGACACGATGGGAGCAATCTGGGTGAAGGGGGCCTCGAAGGTCATAGGCTCTTCGTCCCGGTCATCACAGTTGAAGACCTTGGCAACAGCGTACTCCTTGCCGAAGGTGGGAACCATCAACAGGCCCACTTCGGTGAAGATAGCCTCGGCCACGGGAACAATGTCGGCCAGCTCGAAGTACATGAACTCCAAGTGGATGTTCTTGCCGGTCTTCTTCACTCCGGCTTGCAGGAACTTCAACCGGGCAATCTGCAACTTCCGGCAGATGTTCATGCCGCTGTAATCAACGGCGGGGGCGGGGGTCTTCTTACTCTCGGTAGCCATTTTTCTCATACCTCCTGAAATTTCTTCAAAAACTTGTGAGAGCTGATATACTCATTCATCTTCGCTCTCTGCTTTCCTGCGGCTCTGCGGCGGTTGAAGAACAACCGTCTGCGCTCCGCCCTCCCCGGGTTTTTCTTCATGGTACATTCCTCCTATTGAATATTGAATGGTAATTTTTCGCCGTTTTTAATCAAACCATTGGAGAGCAATTCCCGAAAATTAGCCCTCCAACAGAGCTGTCAACTCTCGCTTCACCTTGTTCACTCGCCTGGTGTTCCGCTTCGGCGGCTTTATCCCGAGAAAATCTCGGACATATCGCTTCGCCAGCCGGATATACCAGTCACGGTCAACGACTTCGATGGAAAGGCGGTTGTCGTTGTCCACCACACACCTTGACGGCAACCCGGCAATCTTCACGGGGTTACCGGTTGAGAGGTGCATCTTATAGAGCGTCCCCATGCGGTGATCGTCAGTGGCATAGACACGGTTGACCTTCTGCACCACCTGTAACTCTCCGTCAACCTCATGGAGAGCGTCACCATACTTGCTCCCGGCCTTGGCGATCAGTTGGAAGTCCAGCAGCTTGTCGCACCCCATGATGGTCTGTTCCACGGGAACCCCGTAGGCGAGGCAGTCTTTGACTGCCCTGGCGACCACACAGGCGTTGTTGTTGACATTGAACGCTCCTGCCGGGGCAATCCCTCTAACCAGAACCCCGCCTTTGATTTTGGGGTCACCTTCAAAGGGAACCTCAACATAATTGTTCACATCTTTCTGGCAGATCATCTTTATCAGGTCTTCTTCCAGCTCAAAGCCGGTGCGCTGCTCCCACTCACCGGTGATCTCCTGATACCGAGGAACATCGGTATCATCCAGACTGACCATGATACCATCGGTGTTGAGCTGGATGATTTTCAGGGTGGGGCAATCCTGAATGAGATGGACGGCCATTTCGAGAAGCTGTAACTGGCCGGAAATGCAGACCGACCGGCCCATGAGAGGGTCATAGAGGTCATTGTACTTGTTCAGCATGGCACCGTAGGTGGTGTTCAGCACCAGCTTCAAGGCATTGGCCGTAGCCTTGTCCCCGGCCTTTTTCGCCTTGACCCGCCGCTCAATGGTGGCAGCGTACACATCCGGGGAAGGAATATTGCGGCTACAATACCCGTTCAAGATCATCTGGTGAGGATAGTAGCTGGCAACATCCTTATTGCGAATGGTGCGGGTTTCCGTAGCTTCCTCCCGGTAACAGGGAATAGCACCGTGAATACCGCCATAGGCGATTGTGCAAGGGCAGTCACCAACCATGATTTCCAGCTTCTCCTTGAACACCACCTCGCTCGGGATGCTCATGTCTTTCAGCCGGTCAAAGAAATCAAATACCTCCTGGGGGATATACTGCCGTAGCAGCGTGTCCGGGTATTTGTATTCCCGCTCGTCAAAGTGGGGTTTCTGCTCCGCATCAAGATAGGCAGCGGTCAGCTTGGCATTGGTCATGTAGAGAGCCTTGGCCGGGTAGATGCCCTTCTCTTTGCCCAGGGTCAATTTGCTGGACAGGTAGCCTTGCCGGAGGTCATCCAGCCGGTCGGTTGCATCCACATCATGCTTGCAGTAGAAGATGACCTCTTCCAGCTCTTCGGGGGTCAGCGGTCGATCAAGATTGAACGACACGGTGGTTTCCCGAATGTCCATGCCCAGGTGCGCTTCGATTGCTTTCAGGGACAACCCCATCTGGCAATCGTCCATGAGGTCATATTGGTCAAAGTAGACCCGGCTCTCACGGAGATCAGGATGTTCCCACCCCTCATGCCCCTGGACGATGATGAAATCATTGACCACCTTCACCTCTTCCGGCGTGTAGTCCGCCAGGACTGCTTTCAGAATGAATTGGTCATAGTGCTTATTGTTGAACCCGGCCAAAAGCGGCTCCTGCTCCATGAACTGTTTGACAGCCTCATTGTCGTTGTGAATTACGGTGTATTCCCCGGTGGCCTTGTGCTTGAACACGAAGAGCCAGTCAAAGGCGAACACCTCACAGTCGAAGATGAAGAGGCTTTCATTCAAGGGTTTCACCTCCAAACAGGTTGTTCAAGTACCTCTCTGCCAGGACTTCTTGTACGCCCTCCATAATATAGAGCATACACGGAAATGCCATCCCATTTCCCCACATCTTGTATTCTGCCGAGTCTTTGTGAGGAACCAGGGCGCACCAGTCTTTTTCAAAGCCTTGAAGAGATGCACATTCGGTAGGGGTCAATTTTCTGGCAAGATAAATCACTTCCCCGTCTTCCGTTTCAGTGGGAACGAAGAGGGTCTGGTCATTTCCACAGGCCAGTGTTGCGCTCTTATCTTTCTGTATCAAAGCTCCCTTACCCCCCCCTCACAACCTCCACGAATTTTGAGCGTATAAGGGATTGGAACTCCAACCAGAAAGCGAGGAAATTTGTGATCTCTTGCCATCATGGTATTTGCCACCTCGGTCTGCTTAAATTCTCCGAAGGTGACTCCTTCCCATGTTGCCGAATGAGGACGATTGGCACATTCCCCCCCTGTACCCATTCGTCCGGCGAGGGTCTGGATTATTCCATCTGCTCTGAGGGTAGCTCGGCAGTCCTGAGCGTGGTTTTCAACTGCATAAACGCAATCGTGTTCAGAAGAGCTTGCTTCAACAGGGGGTCTAAGGGTTTTCCCCGTTCTTCTGACCTCCTTAAAATTCCTTCGCAAGCCCGTCCGCTCAAATAATATCCGTCCGGCACATTGTCCTCCAAGATCGAGGACAAGGAACACACGCTTGCGTCTTTGGGCGACTCCCCAAAATTGAGCATCAAGTCCTCTCCAAGCGAGAGAGGAATGATCTCCCAGGATGTAACCGGTGCGGGGCCATCTCTGCCTCCCTGACCGGTCTTCCTCAAATCGAGGAACGCTATCGCTTCCTTCGCAGATTTGCCAGAGCGTTTCGAGGACTGTTCGGAAGTCTTCGCCCTGTGTCGAGCTAAAAGCTCCGTAAACATTCTCCCAAATTGCGATTTGTGGGTATCTTCCATTGGTGGCACACCTCATTTCCGATATAACTCTCACCGCTTCAAGAAAGAGGCTGGATTGTTCTCCGGCCAGCCCCTTCCGGTTACCGGCGATTGATAAATTCTGACAAGGTGAGCCGAAAGTGATAACATCTACCGGCTCAATTTTAGAGCCGTCCATTTTGGTAATGTCCCCGAGATGGGTCATATTCGGAAATCTTGACTGAGTGACAGCCATCGGAAAAGGTTCGATTTCGCTGGCCCAGGCGGGTTTGATACCGACCGCAGAAGCGGCCAGTGGACAGGTACCGCTACCATCGAACAAGCTGCCCAATTTCACCTTGTCACCTCCTGTTCCATTATTTTGCACCCACATTTGCGGTACGAAGTACACCGCTTTTTGTAGCTGCGGACAAGGTACTGGATGCCGTCATCCACATAATCGTAGACAATCGGCTCTCCTTTTCCCTCGAAGGTTCTGGCAATGCGCCCCACGCTCTGCGTGACAATGGCGTAGTCCTTTTGCGGAGTGGTCAGGTACAGCCGGTCAAGCCGGGGAATGTCCAGCCCCTCTTTCGCCAGAGCGTAGGTTGCAAACAGGTAGTGCTTTTTCCCGGCCCTCATGTCCTCAATGGCTTGCTCCCGTTTCGCCTTGCCCTTCTTGGAAGTCATTTTCCCGTCCACCATTACGGCCTGATCTCTCAGGTGTTTCGGAAGATGGGCCATCAGATATTCCAGGTGGGCCAGCCGGTCGGAAAGAATGAGGTTGTAATGGCCGGAGTTGAACATCAGGTCACCCACAATCTGACTGTTTCTGCAAAAGTCCTCTGCCAGATAATTCACCAGCTTGGCATAGATGATCGTGCCGTCCGTGTCCATGAAATCTTTGCTCAGGCCAACCCGGGTAGGCCGGGGAAGAACGCTGACGGTCATGATCTTGTCCGCAACCGCCTCTTCCGGCACCTGATAGGCGATTTTACCCAGGAGGGCATAGGTGGCGGCAATCATACCGTCTGCCCGATGAACCGTGGCAGAGAGGCCGTATTTGTGCTTTGCTGCCAGAGAACTCAGCACCTTGGAAAACTGCGTAACTGCGGTAGGTGTCCCGGCGACCCGGTGGCACTCGTCTACGATGATGCACCCCCAGGTGTCCCGGTACTGGTCAAGGTCGATATTGCACATGGTCTGCACCGTGGCGAAGGTGATCGCCTTGCCGATTTGCACCTTTCCCTCCGTGATGGTTCCAGTCAGGGCCGGACTCATGTACTGTTCCGCTCGGTTCTTGCTCTGCAAAAGCAAGTCCCGGGTATGGGTCAGCCAGAGGGTTTTTTGGCCTATCTCACAGGCCAGGGCAATACCTATCTGGGTTTTCCCGGAACCGGCAGGACTTTGTAATATCCCTCTCCCGCTCTCCGCCAGGGCCGCTTTCGCTGCCTCTTGGTAATCATAGAGCGGGATGTTGCACCGGTAGTCAACCCGAGGCTGCGGGGCAAAAGCCATGGACACATCAGTTAACGGGGCCAGCCGAAGAACATCATTGAAACAGCCATAGGGAAGCACTAAGGTGTCGCCGTCCCATTGCATGAGGTACAGCTTTTGAGGGGTATTCCCCAGGTAGAAGTTCATCCGGGCTTTCTTAGCGTAGTCCGGGTTCGCCAGTACCAGGTTCTTCTTACACCAGGCCAGCAGCTCAGGGGTGGGGTCATCAATTCGGAGCTGGCTCGAAACCGTCATGTGCATTTCGACACCCACTCTTCCAGGGTAATCCCGAACTGCTTGATCTCCGGCCAGTACAGTGATCTCCGGGTCAGCATGGCCCTTTCCATGTTCTCAAAGGAAATGAACCACACCTCACCGGTGGTCATTCTCAGGGCGAACCAGCCCTCGCCGTTCCCGGTCTGCCGCCAGAGGGTCATTGCGGAATACTGGTTTTCCTCGACCCGCTCCAAGCGGAAAATGTCTTTCTCACACACCTTGCAGTCAATGGGATAGCTCTTACCGTTTCGGGCCGCAATCACATCAAAGGGCTGGCCCTGGCTCTTCTGAGCGAGGTTGTGCGCCCAGAACCCGTACCCGGAAAGGCTGATACAAAGCTGTTGCTCAAAGGAGGTTCCTGTCTTGCGGTTATTATTGGTCATGTCGTTTTCCCTCCCCACATATCGCAAAGCAGTACGAAAGCCTTTAGGAAATACTTCGAGGCGTTCAGGTGTTCCCGGGACTCACGGGAGAAAAGAACCGCCTGGTCACGAAGCCTCATGTACTCCTGGTATTTCTCCGAACGGGGAGAACATTGTTTCTTGATGACTTCCGCTTGCTCCTTGAAATGGTCAGCCTTGAACTGGGTCGTTATCGCCTTTTCGCTTTCCTCCACCTTGCGTTTTCCGAAGTAGTCCAGCAGCTCATTCACTTGTTCGTCAGACCAGGCGGGGTCTGCCACCAGCAGTTTGAAGAGCTTGCGGGTCTTTTCCAGAGTGGTCGGAAAGAACTTATCGGCAACCAGTTCGCATCCTCCGCTATCCCATGAAATCTTTACGATATAGTTCATGGTTCTCCTTCCACCGCCCCTTCCGGGGCGGGATTGTTTTGGATTACAGATCAAACGCAGAAGCCGAAGGACACGCCACGACTGGTGTTGGCGGGGCTATAGTTGGCGTTGCCCGAACCGTTCACCGAGCAGAAATTGTCGGTGTCGCCGGAATAAGGCGACCGCTCCCACCAGTAGTTCGCAGAACCATTGACCTTCTTAATCCGGCTGTTACCGGCCTTGTACCATTCGTACTGCGTACCCTCACCGGCGACCGAGTAAGTGGTAGTGCCAAAAATCTCAATCTCGGACAGGAGGAAGAGGTCATCATTGGTCTGCTGGGTTCCAGAGGAAGAGCCTCCACCGGTGCCGGACTTCTTCTTGACGGTTTTGATGACATTGCGAAGAGCTGCCGGGAGCTGGCTCTTGTAGGTAGACATTCTGCCTCTCATGGCAGAGCCATTCCAGCCGCCAGTATTGGTGTTGCCGGTATTCATCTGCTGGGTCTGGTTCAGGCAGTCCACAAGTTGGAAGGAATAAGCGGCTTTACCGCCAGACACTTTATCGTCATGGTTGAAGCCAATGATCTGCACCTCATAATTGGTGCCGCCGATATTGACGGTCTTCGAGTCGCCCACCTTGAAGAACTGCTGGGCCATGCCCAGACGGCCACAAATGTCAATGTCTGCCCAATCCGTGTCGTTCAGGTTGTCCCCAATCGTAAAGGGATAGACATAGACGATGCCGATGACCTCCAACTTCCACTGTTTGGTCTTCTGGGAGCTATCGAAGGTGTACTTGATTGTCCACTCTCCCAGCTCCGTAGGATAGAGAACCGCTTCGCCCCCAGACACCATAGCGGTCAGGGTCTTACCGCCCTTGGTCATGGTGACCTGGGTGCCATTGTCTGCAATCACATGAACCTCAGCCGGAGAACCCTTCTGGCTCAGAGCATACAAAGCGTCATTCACCGTAGGGTCAGACTGGCTCAGTTCCAGAGCGGCCTTTGTGGTATCGCTCAGGAGATTGGCTTTATTCAGAGCGGTGCCAACTTCATTACACCCGGCGTTTGCTCCGGTGGTGTCAGTATTCAACTGCACATCGAGATAGCCTTGTCCGGCAAGAAGCTGTTCCCGCCATGCCGCAAAGGTGTCGGGCATATCGGAAGGGGCCTTGATGATACTGGACTTTCCGTTGCCCTTGATGCTGGTGTCTTTCATACTGTAAGTTCCTCCTTATTGTCCACAGTACATCGTCCCGGAATAGCGGAACGCTGCGGTTGTCTGTGTAATTCGCTGGTCAATCATCCAAAGCAAAAGTTCCATATCATTTGCCGTCTGATAGGTCAACTTATCAAGAGAGTTCGGCACAGACGGAGCATCGTCCGGCAGAGAGAGCTTTGCCCTCAATTTTGTCAGACAGCTCAGAAGATTGCTCACCTGGCTTTGTGTCGGGGTATCGCCCATGACCCAATCCACCTTCGGAATAATAGAGCTGTCATGAATGTCTAGCTCTTTCATTCGCTCCACCAGATAGGCGATTGCCTCTCCCAGCCGGTTGAAGTCTGTGTAGTTATAGGCACCTTTCATCCCGGCCAGGTATTCGGCTTTTTCCTCAGCGGAGAGGGCCGCAAGCCCTCCCGTGAGGATTTTGTTCTTTAGGGTATAAACCCGGTCTACATCGGTCTGTGTGCGGTCGTAGACAAGCTCATTGATAATACTCATATCAAGCCTTTCACCTTCATCTTTCCGCTCAGAGAGCCGTTAAAGGAGATTTCATCCACCAAGATCAGAGCGTCCATTTCATCGGTGTACCGGGTTTGCAGACCGATAATGTCGCCAACCTCCATTTCCGGGTTTCCACGGTAATCTGCGTCATAGGTGTTCCGCATTTGCAGATAATTCTTCACATGGTTTGCCAGAGCGAGGCACATACTGTCATTGGTGATTAAGGGGTTTTCCTCCTTGTCCACTTCTCCGGTAAGAGCTACGGGGTAGGAAACGACCACCGAGTTCTCCTGCAAAGTTCGTCCGGTAATGGTCACGGTTTTGGTGCCGGAGGATAACACCAAGTCCGCAGCTCTGGCGTAAATGTTGGAAGATACCAGTGTTCCGCCAGACACATTGATTTGAATATCTTGTGCAAGACCAGAGAACTCAACATGAAGTTCAGTTTCGGTGGTCGTTTCCTCATAGAGATTTGTGATGCTGTCGCTGGCGGCATAAGAATACCGGGCCACGGTAACGGCTTTCAGCTCGTCAATTTTGGAGATCGCCTGACTATTCTCTGCGATAGAAGAGAAATCCAAGGTGAAGTCCGTTTCCCGGTAATAGACCTTACTGACCCTCATTCTCCGATAAGGGAGGCCGCTCAGGAAGGACACTTCAATTTTGGTACAATCAATTGCCAGAGAGGAAGATACAAACACTTCCACGGAATTGACCGGAACCGTCTGCGTGTCCAGCAGAACAGTGTCCTTGTAATACTTCACCTGAATAGAGGTGGGGTATTCGTCCATGGGCGTATCAAAGCGGATAGCGACCACAGGGAGGTCATGGGACACATCAAAGGTTCTGGTAAAGAACGGAGCCGTTGTGAATGTCCCTTCCGCATTGGTCATGGCTTCACTGATATACCCTCTCCCGTTAGGGTCATCATCGGGGATAATCACCTGATTGCCGCCGTCCAGCGTCCACCGGTTCAATTCAAATACGGCGTAGGTGTTCTCGCTGGTATTGCCCTTGTCCACCGTTTCCCACTCGCTGTACCAGAGATGGCCGTTATCGGCCCACTGACCGCTGTAAATGCCCGTCACGGTCACACCGAAGGGTTTGATATGGATGATGTTGTCATCGTCCGTAAACAGGCGGCAACGGGCCGCATGAGCGATTAACTGCAAGCAGTTCATGTGCGTGTCGATGGGAAGAGCCGCCGTGGTGAACATCTGCTTCAAGCTCTCGTCAATCTCCCAAGGGTGCGTACCCTGTTCCGTCAGGGTCAAATCAGCGTCTAGCAAGACTTCCTCCGCCATGGCAAACAGGTTTTTAGAACCGAGTTTGCTTTTGTAGAAAGTCTTTGTCAGGCTCCCAATCAGGCCGGTTCCGTTGAAGGTTGTCTGGTTGTCTTTGGTGGTGGGTTTACCGTTCAGTACATACTTGTCAGATTTAATCCATTCCACGGAGCCGTCCGGCAGCTCATAGCCGAATTGGATTTCAATGGGAGAGTTCTTATCCACATAAGCGTAGATGCCAGCCGGATTATCGGGGTCGTAATTGTGTTCGTAGTCAATGATGGTGAACTCCATCGTTTCGGTAGGCAGTCTGCGGCTTAGAGGGTCAACATCATGCTTTTGCTGAGTGGAAACAATATCTTTGTTCACAAACTGCTTGTTTAGGCCGTACAGAACCTCTTCCAGCCGGGGCCTACTGTACGGTAGAGCCATATCGAAGGTAATAGTCACCTTATCCACTTGGGCCGCTCTCGTGTTTACTACGGCCTCTACGCCGGTCACAGGCACCACCTGGGTATCGACCAGAGCATTGCTCAGGTAAAACCTTGCGGTGATCTGCAAAGGCCATTCCTGATACCTGGTATCAAAGGTTAGAGTTAGACCGGGGAAGGTGTGAGGGGTGGAGAACTGCCGAGTAATGACTGCCGGGGTGCTGAACGCTCCCTCTGCGTCACTCATGTGGCTGGACGCAAACCCGTCTTGCACCGTTCCGCTGGCGGGAAGGAGAAGAGCCTTGCCGTCCAATGCCCACCGGTTCAATTCCAAAACAGCATAAGGGCTTCCGTACTGATAGGGATAATCCACCGTTTCAAATTCAGAAAAAGGCAGCTCCCCATTGCTTACCCACTCACCGTCTGTTGCGGCTGTCGTGTCCACATTCCCGAAGGTGATACGGACATAGGAGCGGTTGCGAAGGAGGCCACGCATACTCAACTTGTAAGCGTTACTTACAGATTTCATATCGGCCCTCCTTACAACGGCTCTCCGCAGTCAATGAGATTAACTTTGCAGTTAATGTAATCAATGGGAAGCTGCGTTTCCGGGTCGAGGTGGAACGGCTCTGCCGTCCTGTCACCTGGGTACATCTTCCGGGTAGTCCATGTGTTGTTCACCATATCCGGGTAAGTGACCATCACATAGAAATTCTTAAATTCTTGCAACAGGCTCGACCATTGTTCCGCAGTCAGATAAGCCCATTCCAAATTGTCGATTTTCTGTTGTTCACGGCCTACCACCTGTCCCACCACCACGGCGTTTGCATTTCGGGCAGAGTCTACGATGGTAGCGGCCATGAGGTTAAGCCCCCTTCGGGGGCAAGGATATTCACGACCATTGATCTTGATAAATGCTGCCATATCCTTACCCCCTTAGTAGGCGTTGGCAAAGGCTCCGCTGTTCACTCGGACACCTCTGCTCCGGTTGTACCGGTCATAAGACCGGCCAATTACATCGTCACCGATAGACACAGACAAATCCTTGTCCTCGATGATATTCATGAGTGCATAGATAGCGGCGATCACGCCATCGTTGGCAACGGACACGCCAGCGGAAATGCCCTCAACAATTTGGTCATTGTTGGCAACGGCAGTACGCCGTCCCATGGCACCCACCATCTCAGCTCCGGCCTCTCTCGCAATGAAGAGCTGCCCTTCATCCACGAAACCGCCCTCAGCCATGTACTGAATACGGTCTACGCTGATTTCACTGAAATAACTCAGGCTGATACCGGTGAATTTCGATACCTTGTTGATCTGACGGATAACATTGTTGAGCGACCGGATGGCGTTGTTCATGCCCCTTTCCATTGCAGTCAGAGTAGCGTTCCATTGAGTGATAGCGGTATTGGTCATACCTCTCCACATAGAACTCCATCCCTTCGGGAAGGTGGTCGTGAAGCTGTCCATGCCGATTGTCATTTGAGTCTGGAAGTCCGTGAAGCCAAGGAGCGTATTCGTGCGGAAGGTGGTGAAGTCCGTGTTCATGGTGTTCAAGCCGGTCTGCCACTTCTGCACAACCCCGTCCACCAGCGTATTGAAATTGGTGTCAAGGGTGGTCTTCATCTGCTCCACATTGGCCTGAATGAGCGGCATTTTGTTCGTCATACCGGTAGAGAAGCCAGTCACAAGCTGCTCACCGCAGACTTGCAGATTGGTAAAAATACCGGTTGCCAGATTTGTCGTACCGTTTTCCTGCGTCAGAATACCAAGCTGCTCCATAAGAGCGGCATACTGCGTCAACAGAGTTACAGCGGTTTGCAGTTCCGGGTTAGCAAGCCGAAGCTCGTCATTCAGGCTTTTGGTGTCCGTATAAATGTCATTCACATCGTCAGCAAAGTCACCAATGGGATTGCCAGCAAAGAGCTTCTGGAACCCACTCACAATGCTGTCCCAGGTGATACCGCCCATGGAGTCAGTATAAGAACTGATCTCCCCAGCAAAGTCAGACATGAAATCCACGAAATCGGACATATCATCGGTGAGCTGCGGAAGAGTACCGTTCAACTCCCGAAGAGAAGGGGCAAGGTTATTGTTCAGTTCGTCCGCAACAGACCGTAGGCTTTCCACCAGACCGATACAAGCCAGGGCCATTTCCGCCAGAATACCGGCTCCCAAGGCGATTGCCGCAGGAAGCAGACCAGCCGTACCGATGGTGATTGCGCCGAGAGCGGCGGTTGCCGCACCTACGCCGACCAGAAGGCCGGTGCCGACTCCAATAGCAGTAGCAATCTCTTCACCGTTATCCAGAACCGGTTGCCATGCCTGACCGATCTCGTCCAGTCCCTTGCCTACGGCCCAGATTTCAACCAGGAACAGCCCGGTTGCCACTCCCAGCTCCAACAGGATTGCGGTACCGAGGCCGATGTTCACGGCTATGGTCTTGCCTCCGGTACCCAGGGCATAAGCGGCAAGGCCGACTGCGCCCAGAATACCAGCACCCAGGCCGATTGCCGTGGCTACGGTGGCTCCGTTCTCAATGACCGGTTGCCATGCCTTTCCGACTTCATCCAGCTCATGGCCCATGATGGCGATTGCACCTACCACGATGATTGCGGCGGCAGATACTTCGGCCACGATGCCGACCACCAAACCGAGGTTCTTTGCCAGGGAGGTCAGCTTGGGAGAGAGGCCAGTGCTGACGGTGGTATCAATCGTGTCGGTGGCCGTGGTGAGGGTGTTCATGGCAGTTGTGGCTTTGCCCAGGTTGGTGATGCCTTTCAGCTTGGAGAACACATCCAGAGCGACCACCAGACCGCCCAGAATTTCCAGACCGCCGATGATAAGGGCCACTTTGTCCACGCCGCTCCAATCGCCTTGCTTGATTGCATCCCAATTCGTGGCGATCTCCCGGATGATGGTGGTGAACCCCTGAATTGCCACGCTCCATGCCGCCAGCTTGATATTGCCGGTGAACACGCCGATACCGATTGCGACATTGGTTAAACCCCGGACAACCGTGAGAGCATTGTCCACATTGAGGCCGTTGGCAGCTATATCGCTGATACCAATGACGATCTCTCCGATGCCCTGGATGACTTTCAGCGCACCGCCGACTTTCAGGTTGCCGAGCATAATCAGTGCGTCACCGACCATACCGGCAAAGGAACTAATCATACCGGCGACATTCTGGAAGGTGGGGCCGTTGTCGAGGAAATCTCTCAGGTACCGCTCAAACTCCTTCAAGTCCGCCAGGAACATTGCGAGGCCGAGTACCTGGAAGTCGAGCTTGAAAGCGAAGCCCTTGGAGCCAAGCTCTTTCAGCAGTTTCAGAGCGGTCAAGAAGTCCTTGGCGACCTTCCAGGCCAGGATGCCAGCGGCAATACTGGTGACAGTAGCCAGCACATCCTTCAACTTCTCTTTCAGCTCGTCAACCTGGCTGTTGATGCTGTTGAAAATGCTCTCGTCCCACAGCTTGTCAATGTCGAACATCCCTTCAAGGCTACCGCCGCCACCGGCACCAATACCGGCTCCACCGGAACCCTGATTGGGGTCAAAGACATTCAGCTCGTCAAAACCAGCGGTGTACTGCTTCAACTTCTTTGCGGCACCAGAAGCATCTTCCAGGTTGTCAGCCATGGCCCCGGCACCAGCGGCACCGGCGTTCACGCCGCTGCTGAAATCTACCGGTTTCAGGTCAATGCCGAAGAGCTGGGCGAGGGCCGCAATGGCCTCTCCAATCAGCTCCACAAAGGCTTGCACATAGGGCAGAACCTTCACCAGAGCGGGAAGCAGGAAGGAGCCAAATGCCTGAGAAAGAGAAGCGAGTTGCTGCCGCAAGGTTCTCATAAGACCTTCTGCGGTGGTCATCTCCCGGGCATAGGTGCCAATCAAGTCCTGCGCCCTTGCCTGGTCAATCAGGGTCAGGTAGCGCAAATAGGACTTCAATTCCTCGCTGGCACTCTGGGTACTGTACGCAATGCCATAGTTTGCCGCCGTGATCTTCAACTGAGAGTCCACGATGGTGAAACCGGCTCTGCGGATAGGCTCTACCTCACCGGCGATTGCGGAGCGGACAGCAATGGCAGCGTCCTCAAAGGTCTTGTAAATGTCGTTGTAACCGGCCCAAATGTCATAGGTCAGTTCCGTGTAATTCATTGCCATGGCGGCAGCATCCTTCTGAGCGACACCAAAGCCTTTCAGCATAGTGCCGTAGATGGACGCATACTGCATGAACTTCTGGACATTGATCTGCAACTCGGAGTTGAGCTTCAATATCCACTTGTAGTTCTCTTCCGCCTCTTCTCCAAACGCTCGGCCAAAGCGGTACATGATGCCCTCCCACTCGGAGGCTTCATACATATACTCGGCAATGACCGCACCAATGCGGTTAGAGGCGTAGATCACCGTGGAGAGCTTGATACCGGCCAGAGCCTCAGACCATGCCCGGGTACCGGAAGCAGCCTTGTTCACAGTGCCGTTGTAGCGGTTTGTGCTGGCAATAATCCTCTGAATTTTAGAGGGGAAAGCCGAGAAGCCATTGGAAACCTTCTGCATTTCATCGGCAAAAGGCTTCATGGCAGCGGACAAATCTTTCATCTGCCGGGTGAACTTATCAATGTCCGCCTTTTCCAACTCGTTAATCACCCCGGGCAGCTTCCCGAGCTGATTGATGAAGCTGGTCAGATGTGCTTTGTCCAATTCGGACAGGGGGCGCAAACCATTAGCCAGACTTGCCAATTTGTCCCCGTCCGTCCACTTTAACTGAGTTAATGCGGAATTTAATTTGACGATGGAGTTGGTGGTAGAACGAAAACTGCTGAGGTTCCCCAGAGCCGCTAAAGCGGTAGCAAGGCGATTGATTTTCTGGGAAGCGTCACCGGTGTTCAAGCCTTTCAGGGCATTGGTCAATTCACGAATACCCGTGGCAGTCTTGCTCAAATTGTTTGCGCTGCCAACGGAAACCGTCTTCAACCCACTCAGGGCCTTTTTCAGATTGTTCAGACCGGTTACTGCACCGGCACTGTTCTCCTGAATTTGAAATTCCAAACCCTGAATTTCCACATTATCAGCCATTCACGCCACCACCTTTCTCCTGAAATTTCTTGTTGAGCGACAGGGCCAATGCCTGGAAGTAGGCTTTCGCCTTTTCATCCTGCTTTTCCCGCTTCGCCTCCTGCCGTTCGTCCTTCTGCTTGGTGTCAAAGGCAAAGGGCTGATCGGGATAGGGAATGGCTTTGACTCCCTTCTTCGCAAAGGCTCTGAGGATAGGGGCCAGATTGCCAATCGCCTGATACACATACATCCCCTGTAACCAAGCGTCCTGATTTTTCAAATCTTGCCGGATTTGAGCGGCCTTTCGGTAGTACCTGACCAGCTCACAATCCCCCTCCCAATACTGTTCCGGGGTCATGCCAATCGCCAGGTAGTAGGGGAACACATCGTAGAATTTCTGAGTGTAAGCGAAACGGGGAGCGGGGCGATTGCCGCCACCGCCCCCCAGATTATCGGACTGCGACTCGCTTACCAGTTCGCAGTCCAGTCCATGTTTCCCTCGTCATCACCATTCTGCTCAGGCTCTTCCATGAGGGACAGAATGGGTTCGTTATACATCTCCACCAGCTTAGGCAGAAGCTCGTCTTTACGGGGCAGACGAGCGTAAATGCGGTCAACCACATCTTTCTTGACCCAGCGGTGGTGTGCAAGGAACGCACCAGCAAACAGAGCGGGAAGCATGGTCATGGGCTTACGCTCAACATCTTCCGCAATAAAGCCCTGCTTCTCCATCGTTTCAACGGTCTTGCGGGTGTATTCCAGCGTATAACTCTCGCCGGAAACGGGGTCTTTAATTGTCAGTGTCTTAGCCATGATAAATCCTCCTTATCATTCAGGCCGATTGTGATTACTCAGCAGAGAAAGTGATCGGGGTGGAAGGGGCAATGGAGATGTTCATGTCCACAACCTCATTCACGCCGCCGCCAACGGGATAGACGGACAACTGGCCGTCAAACTCGAACTTGCCGTTAGAGCCATCAGGAGTCACAACACCGCCGCTCTCCTGACCACCAAACCAGACAGCGTAACTATCGGTCTTACCTTCCAGAGCCTTGAGCTTCTGAAAATCGGTCATATCATAGTTAGCGGTAAAGGACAGACCATCGAGGGACTGAATACCGGCAATATAGGTCTGCATATTGTCAGACAGCGTGGTAGTTTCCAGCATTTCAGGCTCGCCGCCCAGATCAGGAAACTCCTTAATGTCAACCAGCTTTTCATAGGTGTCAGGCTCGGTGCCCTTCTTCATAAGGAAGACCTTGTAGGTGCTAATTGCCATTTCTGTTACCTCCTGTAAAGATTTACACCATCCGTTTCAGCCCGATACCGGGCCACCAGACGGTAAATTGTTGCGTTCTCTAAATTGGGAACTGGGGAAAGGGAAATGCGAGTGAAGTTGCGCCGGTACATGAGATCATCAATGACTTTCATAATGCTCCGGCACTGTGCCTTTTTCCCAGAAGACTTATTGGAGTAGACATTTACCTCATACATGATCGTGGCATACTCTTCGCTGTCACTGGTACTCAGGTGAGTCAGTGTGGGGTAATTGTCCTGCTCCACAATGCTTACATGGGGAAAGGCGGAAGGGGCTTTGACATATTCCCCGCTTGTGTCAATACCCGGAAAGGCTTCCCGAAGGGCTTCGGCAATCGGTGTATAAATCTGATTTTCTACATCAATCATCGAAACACCTCCTGAGCCAGCCGGGGCAAAACCCCTTCTAAATGCTTTACGGTTTCATACATAGACATATTGGCCGGGTTGCCGTGTGTGAGGACTACGGTATTCCCGTTCGGTTTGGTGAACTCAACACCATTCGTACCGGCTTCACCGTAGTAACCCCATGTCTGTTGCTTACCATGACCGGCTCCATACTCTCCACGGCGCATACCGTGTTCCGCAGCTTCCGGGTGATTGTCTGGGTAAACAACACCTGTTCCGAATTCAATGAAAAGGACAGAGGCACCAACAGCGACAATCGCTCTGGCTCCGGTTGCCCTTTGCTCAACAGACACAGAAACATCATTCGTTCCGTCATATTCCGCTTTCGCAAAATTGGCCGAAGCGACAGACAATCCCTCTTGGGCCAGCCGATCAAGCAGAAGGTTCGCTCGGGTTTTCAACCAATTCTGGTAGCGTTCAAGCTCCCGAATGGCATTGTCAATCCCGGCCACGGACAGAGGTACTTTAATCGTCTTCACGATACCGTCACCTTGCTTATAGCGTAGGAGATGGAATTTAGACTCTTAGCCACACGCCGCACGATGTAGTCATAGAGGGGATTATCGTCAGCGTCATATTCCGGCTCTTTATCAACAAACAGCACGGTATTTTCATCAATGGGGCAAGAGAGATCATCAGTGACAATCACCTTGTCATAGGAGATGAAATTACCAAACTGCTCCACCTGAGCCGAACCGGTAGCCGCCGACACATTATCCAGACGCTGGACAGCGGCCTTATAGACCACACGGCTATCTCCTGTTTCATTACCGTCCTCGTCCCGAACCGGCTCTTTCTTGTCATAAAGCAAGTACCAATAGGACGATTTATTACGCTCCATGATCTTCATGAGGTCGAGTCCCCCTTGATGACGCTGGCAAAGGGAACTATCTCACGCAACAGGGTAGGCGGTACATCTCCATCCTCATAGGAACGGGAAATACCATTCTCACTGTGCGCCGTTTCTCCCTCCGCACCACGCTTATTCACAAGGTAAGCTGCAATCTCTACCTGATTGAAGTCATACCGGGGCGGAACGGTGGTAACAATTTCGTCAAAGGGATAAGCCCTCCGGCAAACCTTATTTGCGGCGATAGAAAGGTAGACAGAAAGCATGGCTTCATCTGTTTCGCCGGTCATGGTCTTCAACATGGACAGTTTTTCAGCGTCAGTCATGATTTCTGTCATCCCTTTCCATCAAAATTTCTCTTTAACCCGCAGAACCACCGGGGAAGTCAGCCGCATTCGCCACATACACGCTACGGCTGTAAGTGGGAGCGGTGAACTCGGTAGAGATACCGGTAAACTTGCCGTGATACCACTCGGGGCCGTGGTCAAGGCCGATCTGACCGAAGAGCTGATACTTCTCACCGGCACCAACCTTGGCAAGAGGCTCCAGGAAGAAATTGCCCTTACCGGGAACAGGCTGATAAACGGGAGCAATCACATTCAGGTTCAGAAGCAGAGCCGTACCAGCAGGAAGACACTCGCCCAGGTACAGGTAGACAACACCGATGGGAGTAACCACACTGGACAGAGCGATACCATTGATCTCCCGAGCGGCGGGAACCACAGTAAGACCGTTCTGCACAGCGTCAGCGTTGACCTGGAACAGAGTCACAGCGTCACACCACAGGCACAGGCCATCGGTGGGGGCATTGGCACCGTAAATCTTCTTCACCATGTCGGCAATATCCCACAGGCCGAGAGGCTTGCTGGACATGGCGGTGACATTGGTGGTAATGGCCTCCACCAGTCCACGGGTCTTGTTCACGGTAGCGTCAGAGTTGGCCTTGTTGTAGGTGCCCTGAATGAAGGTAAACTCAATGTCCCGGTTGACCTTCTGCATTTTCGCCGCAACCTGGAAGTCCAGCTCATTGATCGGGTTAGCCTGCTGACCGGCCACATTCAGGCCGCTCAGAGTACCCATATTGGACTGCTTGGCATAGGAAATGCCTACGGACTCCTGGAAAATCTGAGTCACATTGGTCTTCTGAGTCCGGGTGACAACGGTAGCGTCAGGGGCGGTCAGGGAGGCAGTTTCACTGATAGAGGGCTGTGCGCCGCCTCCGGTGGTGTACTCCTGACCGGTCACGAACTCAACATGATTGGTGGTCTTCGCCCTGCCGCCGATGATGGAGGACAGGGGGCACCGGGTATTGCCCTTGTTGAAGAGCATACCGGAGTAGTTCAATACTCCAAAACTGGTAGCAAAAACATCTGCCATGAGTCATTCTCCTTTACTGTCAAGACTTGTTCTGTTCAGCCTCTTCCTGCGCTCTCAGGCGGTTGTAGTAGGCAACAGCGGCCAGATCGCCGTTCTTCTGTGCCTCTTCAATCTTCTTGTCGTAGTCAATCGCACCGCCACCAGAACCAGCACCGGGAGTAGGCTTGGGGGTCTTCTTCAAAGCGTCAGCTTTGACCTTCTTCGCATACTCTTCGAGGAACTTGCTCTGATTGGCAAAGACCTTGGCACTGTCACCATCGGCAAAGGCCTGAGCGGTTTCCTCAGCCAGAGCTTCATCGTAGCCCTGAGCAACGAACTTGGCCTTATACTCCGAAACGGTCTTACCCTTACGGAGATCGGCAAGCTCCTGTTCCATCTGGGCCAGCTTGTCAGCGTCCTCCTGCTTCTTCTTTTCCTCTTCGGAAAGAAGAGCGTTGTGCTTGCGCTTCCACTCGGCGGCCTCGGAGTTGGCCTTGGAAAGAGCGTTCTTCTGCTTTTCCAGCTCGGCGGAATTGTCCTCATACTCGAACCCTTCCAGAGCGGCCAACTTCTGCTCAGGGGTCATCTCGGCGTACCCCTCGATCTTGCTGGTGTCAATCTTTGCCATAACAAATACCTCCTGCGTTTAACAAGGCTGTTCACTCAGCACTGATTTCTGTTTTTGGTGGGGTTTTCTCCCCTTGCGATTAAGGTCTTCCCTGACCATTCAAAGCCTCACGGCCTTAAAACCAAAAGAAAAGGGGCTACCGGTAAAAGCGTTTCCGCTCTCACCGATAGCCCGTAATGGCTGTCACCGTCATCTCTCTATGACGGCCTCATATTTCTTTTTGCTGGCGGTTTCCCATACCACCACTTTGCCGCTTCTCACGGCGATCTCCACTCCCTTGCCCCGGGAGAGAATTTCATTGATCTCCTGAACCGCCTTGGGGGTCAGGTTTACGACCGGGTTCATTTCCCTCGTCACCCTCCTTGGTCTGTTGCTGTGCGGCCAGCTTCTCGGCCTTGGCCTCCTGCTCGGCCACATACTCCATGCTCATTTTGTAAGCCACCTGGGGGTCAGAGAACATACCGCAATGGATAAAGGCCAACACCGGTGCAATCTTCGGGTTATTCAGCATCGTGGTCAGAACATTGGCCTTTTCCGAGATATTCTCATAATTGCGGCGGGTGAAGCGAATGTCAATGGCAGACAGCTTCAAGTCCAGATCGCCCAAATCCCGGCAGATACGAAGCAGGAGCTTCAAAAACCGCTTCTCGGACTTCCTGAACATCCGCTCCGAGTCCTTTGCTCTTGCCTCGGCAGCAGACCAGCCATCACGCATGATGACGGCGGTGCCGGTATCGCTGGTAGAAGAGCCGCCGTTACGGTTCGGCATACCGCAGATGGTCAGGACGATGTTATACATACTGTCTACAAGGGTCTGCGTCTGGGTCTGGTTCAGCTCTGCGGTCAGATACTCAATTTCCGCCTTAAACTGCGGGTCAATGTCCTTGAACTTGATTGCGCCCTCGTCCCGCAGCTCCCGGTAGTCTTCGGAAGAAATATCGACATTGTGGAAGAGCATGAGGGACTGAATGAACTGCTCCACTCCGTCAATGCGGTTAGACTCCGTGGTATTGATTGCGTCCAGCAGAGGAAGGACAATCTCAAAGGCACCCAGCCGGGACTTGTTGGCCGGGTATTCAATGATGGGGATGCCCAAATACTGCTCTTCGCTTCGTCTGATTGCCCAGGTATTTTCCACCTCATAGAAGTGGTCATCCGTATAGCAGCTAAAGACCAGAACCCCATCGTCTTTGAGGACATACTTCACGCCCATAATGGGAGGGTTGCCGAGGGCCGTGGAGTAGACCACAAAAGCAAAGCGAGGGTCAAGGGTGTAAATCTCAAAGGGGGCCTCGTCCTCTTCCAGATCAGCTTCGCCGTCCGGCAGCACCATTCTGTACGATGTGCCGCAGATGTGCCACCACTCGGCCAGTTCAGCGTCCTCAGAGGGCTTATCTTCGGACAAAGTGTAGTCATTCAGCCGGGTCACCGCCTCAGCGATACCCTTGTCATCTTTCCGGCTGACATACTGAACAGGCTCCCCCATCAGGTAGCCAACCTTGAAGGACACGATCTCATTGGCCCGGTTCTCAACGACTTTGTTGTTGATTTCAGGCCGAACATCCTTCTTCCGGTAAAGAATGGGCTGATCGCCCTTGTAATACCGGTAGAGGTAGTTAATATCCGCCTGGTTCATGAGGTGAGTGAACAGAGCCTTTTGAAGAACATCAATGATGTTGCTGTCGTTGATCTCGGTCACATCGGCATAGATTACCCTACGACCAAACAATGTCCTGGCTCCCATTCAATCACCTCCCCGCAAAATGCCTTTCTATCACCTCACATCATAGCATAATCTCTAATGCTTGTCAATGGCATAACTCTTTATAATACCATTGGAGAGTAAAAAGCGCAAGGTATCAGCAAGGCCGTTTGAAGATTTCGATTTTCCCGCCACTCAGCATACGGATTTCATTTTCCAGCAGAGCCAGGGAGTCAGGTGCGTCATCATGCGGCACCTTACCGCTCCGAGTGTAGGTGGTCAACTCCTTCATGAAGTTCCAATACTGACTGCCCCGCTTGTAGGTGGTGGGGTGTTTGAAGTAGAAGTTCTTCTTGATATTGTCGGAGGCAAACTCAATCCGGGTCTGCTTGTTGGAAATGGTACGCTTTGTCCGAATACCGATGGAGTACCCTTGCTGCCGGATAATATCAGCCACATCCCGGGCATAATACTGACCGGCGTTATTGGCCTCGAAGGTGGCGGAGGCGACCTTGTTAAAGATCAGACACTTGGCGCACTCCGGCTTTGTCACCTCGGCGGGAGCATCGTCAAAGACCACATCCACAATGTAGACTTCGGTGCCATAGATGACGGCTACCGGCATGGAGGTGGAGTCAGAACCGCTTTCGGCGGTATCTCCTACGGCAATGATGGTGTCCGGCTCCCGGTCGGGCGGCAGCTCAAAGAAATAGTTCAGTTCGTCCTTGTTGAAGAGAAGACCCTTGGCCTCAAAGGGCTGTTGCTGGAACTCACTCTCAAACTGCTCGGCAGACAGAAGCTCCCTCTGCTCCCGGAAGTAGGCCGTGGTGAAAATCTTCTGTCCCTCTCGTTCATACTCATAATTGCTTTCGTCCGTGATGGGGTCAAGGGCCGGTATCTCAATGGCCCTCCATGCCCAACCCTGTTGCTCTGCGTACTCCTGAATACGACCAATGGGGTCATAAATGGAATACCGGGTGCCAGTGAAGACCATGGGGGTACCCTCAATGGCACGGCCCATAATGTCGCCGGAGATCACCTCCCACTTATCATCAAGCCGCTGCCGGTTCTTCGCCTCTTCACGGCCCTCCACACAGTCATCAAGGTACAGGACATTGGTGGCCTCAGACAAGCCCACCTGACGAGCATCAATGGAGCGACACATGATGGTGGGGAAGCGGGACTTGGATTTGAGGTTGATGATCTTCGTGTCCGCTCCGGTCTGCACCAGACGAGCTTCCGGGAACACATCGTAGAACAGGTACTCGTTCGGCACCGTCAGATATTCCAGGCACCCGTTGTAGAAGCTCTTCACAAGGTCATCACCGGTACCTTCCATCAGCGTAGATCGGTCGGGGAATTTCCCGGAGAGCATATTTACAAAATTGATGCCGGTCTGGGACTTTCCCGCTCGTTTCGGCATGGATATTGTCAAAAGACGCAGCTTTTTGTCAAGTATGTCCTGAAAACCCTGTACCATCGGTTTCAGGTAATGCCGTCTGGGGGCATAGAACCGCTTTTCCGGCTTCCGGTCAAGCTCAATATAGGTCATGAACGCATCAAAATTGTGCGGCGCATCGAACAGGAGGCTCTTCCTCCATGCCTCATAGAACCTTTCCGCTTCCGAAGGGGAGGCAAGGCGCAGTTGCTTTGCCGCCATGACCCGCAGCTCCTTGTTCAGAGCGTGAGCCTCCTGAAAATTCTCTTCCTCCCACTGGCGGCAGAGGGAAAAGAGGTCAGTGTACGCCGAAGCGTCCCTGGGCCGGTTTTCAATATGCCGCTTGATACTCTCTGCGAGTTTCTGATAATCCATGAAATCACCTCAAATGGCCCCGGCCAGCCGGAAAGCCTCAAACATTTTCGGGGCCTGAATGGCAAACCAGTCCACCATTTCCTCATTTTTGGCCCAAGCCTTTTCCGGGGCAAAGCTGTTCCACTGTAAGCCGGACTCATTGAGAAAAGCGTGAACCAGCTCATGCCGAATGGTACACTTCTCCATGCGCTGAATGACCTCTTCCTGAGCCGAGGCCCAATCCGGGGTGCTTTTGAGATTGAGAATGACGATCTCCTTGGTGTTGTTGTCACAGTAGCCGCCGTAGTTCATCTTCCGCATGAACTCGTCCTGGTCAAAGTTGACCCGGCGCAGATTGTATTTCGTCCCCAGCACATCAATTTTCATAATGACCTCCCAAAAAGAAAAGGGCTACCGGATTGCTCCGATAGCCCGTAATGGCTGTCACTCCCGCCCCAGCGGGAGCCTCACTCTTTATTCTGTTCCACGATGGTCTGCAATTTACTCGCCAGGTGGAGCCACAGCTTCGGGACTTTATTGGAAATCGCCCCGTCACTCGGAACCGGGCATTGATACCCAGACCCGTCTTTCAGAAAGATTTGCAGATAGAAGCCGTCCGGTATCTCATGCACGATGGTACTGGACTTTGACCCCGCCGTGATTGCCCCGGCCACGACCCCGACCCCTCCGGCAATCGCACCGCCCACAATGGCCCGGGTGATCGCTCCGGTCTTCTTGGTCTTAGTATGCGCCTCTTTGACGATATTTTCAACAATGGCGTAGGAGCTTATATCCCGGTAAGAGATCAGCTTGTCGAAAAACATCATGACCTCGTTATCATCACTGAACATGATGCTGGCATTGGGATTGTAGATGCTCTTCTTCCACCCCTCTGTCCCGAAGATTTGACACCGCTCAAACAGCTTTGCCGTTTCCAGCTCCCTCCGGGCCAGCTCCACTTCATACGGGTCAGGGTCACGCTTGGCCGTCAGCTTATCCAGCCTCTTTTGCGCCTTGGCGATATTCTTCTCATTGCTGTAATTGTCATACTGTCCCATGAGGTCATACCACCTTTCTCACTTTCTCATACCATGTAGGGCGGCTGATACCGAGCTGACGGCAAGCGTCCCTGACGGTAATCAGGCCCTCCCTCTGTTTCTGCAAAAGCCCTTTGAACTCGTCCATGTCCAGCTCCCGGGCCGGACGGCCAAAGCCTCTACCGGTCTTGGCGGAAACCCGCCGCCCATCCACAACCGGCATAGCTCGGATGCCCTCAGCCTGACGCTTCCGTATCTTCTTCCGCTCCTGTTCGGCCACAGCACCCAGAACCTCAATCAAGATGTTGTTGACCATATCGGCAACCCAGTCCTGTCCCTGGAAGTCAATCAAGGTGGTGGGAATGTCAAACACCCGGACGATGACCCCATGAGCCTTGAACCATTCCAGTTCCGCTTTGATCTCTTCCTTGTTGCGGCCCAGCCTGTCCAATTCCTCCACCAGAACCTCGTCCCCGGGAAGCAGGATGGATTTCAGCTTTATGTACTGCTTCCGGTTGAAGTTCTTCCCGCTCTGTTTGTCGGTGAAGATGTGGTCATCGTCCAGGTCGGGAGCATAGGCTTTCAAAGCGGCAAGCTGCCGAGCGAGGCTCTGGTCTTTGGCTGACACACGGCCATAGCCATACCTCACTCGCCATCACCACCTGACCCCAACAGAGCGTCCAGGTCATACTTCGGGTCTTCCTTCTGGTCAATCACGATCTGGTCAGCTCTGCGGACACCGGGCTTCCGCTCCTGAATGACCACTTCATAGCCGAGGGCGGAGAGCATTTCCACGGCACTGTTGAAGGACAGGTTGTTGCTTCTCAGCCGGGAGCTGATTTCATTGCCCCGCTCCTTCCCGAGAGCCTTTGCCATGGTGGTCAGAGAAACATTTTTGGTTTTCATCAAATCTCGAATAGCCTTGTTGATATACATGGTAATCACCTCTTGATGACACTATACACTGAATTTATTTTGTTGTCAATAGGAAGTTGAAAATATTTTGTTACTGAATATCTTTTGTAACTGAATTGGTTTAACACTGAATATAGTTTGTTAGAAATAAAGCCTTTTTATTTTTGTGGGAATTTTCGCCACTCACCCCGGCCCGGTGGCGGTGGATATATCCCCCGGCTCCGGTATCAGGCAACCGGCCCCGGCTGCACTCTGAAAAGCACAAAAGAGCCGCCCCGGAATGAACCAGGGCGGCAACTTCATTTATTTAATTTCATCAATTCAATGATTATTTGAACCGGTAAAAGCAAGATCAGCAGAAGAATATACACGATTACACCGCCTTATATTGTGGTACTCTGATAAATTCATCAAATGCCCACATAACAATATCAGACGGCGCACAACCGGCCACGGCTGCAAGCTCTTTCTTTATACCCTCTTCCGTATCGGCTACAATATAGCAGCTATACCCGTTTACCTCTTCCGGCCCTTCCGGGGTATTCTCTTCATCGTGTATAATCCACTCTGAACCAGTGTTAAAATACATTGTTTCAAAAGCGGCCAACGCTTCCCGGCTCCAATCGTCCACGGGGTAAAAAATTTCGTTCCAATCACTTTGGCAACAACCCCGGATAATTCGCCAATCCCATTTACGGCCCGTAACAACGGAAAGAACCTTGCATAAAATATTGTTCTCTTCCCGGCTTCCGGCTTCCTTATAGGCGTTTACAAGCTCTTTCAGGGCGTGAATATCACGGGTACTATATCGGGCCTTGTCAGGCTCCAAAAGGTCATTTATCGCTTGTGTAGCGTTCTTGTAAAAGCTGCTATAATAACCGCCGTTCTTTATATCGTCCAGGGCTTCGGCCAATTCCCCATTTTCCAGGGCATTATATACCCGGTCAAAAAGGGGGCTTGTGCGGCTAATATAATCCCGGTTGCCGGTCACATTGATATAATCCGGCCCCATTCCTTCATCATCAAATAACAGGCTGTCCTGATATTCAGGCGGTATCTGTTTACAATAGATCATGATTGAACCCCCTTATAAAATCCCGTTTTCCCGAAACTCACGCAAATGGCCATATTTTCGGCCTAACCGGGAAAACATATCTTGAAAAACTGCCAATTCGGAATAACTGTAATTGTGATTGCAAAAATCCGCTTGCCAATCAATAGCGAACTGCTTAACCTCTTCTTTGTTCTTCTGGTATCTTGTCATAACTGCACCGCCTCCAATTCAAAACGGGCCGTTTCCAGGGCGGCAGCGTGTAGCCCTTTCGGGGTATCTGCAATATAAGAAAACATTTCAACCGGCAGCAGATCACAACCAACCGCCATATATAAAGCCCGTTCCGTTGACCGGGTATAAACCCGGCATTTTTCGCAATGGTGACAATCTCCGCCGCATTTCTCCAACCGCCTTAAAGCGGTTTTTAACTTGTGCTCTTCCGTTTTGGTCATATCGTCCACCGCCTTAAAACAACCGAAACAGATTAGAAGAACGGGCCAAAATAACACCATATTCGCCAGTTACTTTATCCCAAATCAAGCCGCCATTCATGCCATAAATACCCCGGCTAACTCCGATTTTTTCATACCATTTAGGCAGCGTGTCAGGGTCAACCGTTGTTAAATCACGGGCCAAACCTAACCGGGCATATTCTTTTAACTGTTTTCTTGTGTATTGCTTCATCTTCCCGCCGCCCCCTTTACTAATTCTTGATAAATCAAATGAGTCAAGAGCCGTTCCGCCTGTTCTTCGGTATATTGCGCCCGTTCCCGTTCCGACTGTTGCAAAATGTCCCCCAAATCAGCCACGGCGGAGCGGTTATAATAATAGCAAGTATCAAGGATAGACGGTAAACCCTGGCACCAGTCAATAAAAACTTGTTCGTTCGTGTACCCTTTCCGGCTCTGGTATTCCGGGGAATATGCCTTTTCCTTCGCATGGACAGACAGAATAAACCGGGCTACATTGGGAAAACTACAAGGGCCGGTAAAATCATACCCGCAAGGGTCAAAATGATTTAAAATATATTGCCTGATTGCAAGCCGGGCTTCTTTGTTTGTTGTTTTCAGTGACATATTAAACCGCCTTTCTTTCCCTATGCTTTACCAACCGAACCGCAAACCGGCCACAAGAATTTTCCCGGTATTCCTTCAAACGCTTTACCGCTTCGGCCCTGGTATATTCGCAATCTTCGATTTCCCACCCGTAACCGTAATTTGTTTCAATGTCCCACCGGTCAACAGTTTTTCTGACATACGTCATAATTAAATCCCCTTTCTAAAATGTCCGTTGCCCACTGAATTTCTTTTGTGCTTTTAATATACACTGAATATTTTCAGTTGTCAATGGGAAAACACAAAAAATTTTCAGTGTTTTCTATACTTTATAAAAGAGTAAAGAAAAGTACACTTTACCAGACAACCGGCAGCGGCTCCGGCCTGGTACCAGATCAGCCAGGGCGGGGACGGCTCCGGCCAGATCAGCCGCCAGGGGGGGGGCCAGGGTCAGGGGGTCACCCCGCCCCGGAGCGGGATATGAAGGGAGCCGCCGACCTTCCCGGGAGGGAGATCAGCGGCTCCGATAGTCGTGGAGGCAAGTTCAAAAGTCGTGAACCATAGTCGCAAAAGTCGTGAAAGTCGTGAACCATAGTCGCAGATCAATCGTCTGCTTCATAGTCGCTGGCAGTTGCCTCCAAATACTTCTGTTGCAGCTCTTCCGGGGAAGTCGTTTCCCCGAGCTGGTTGTTGGGGGTCAACACGACCTCCTGCTTGTCCTGATAACCAAAATGGTTTTTCATCAAAAAGATTGCGGCAACGGGGTTAATCTTGCCGTTTTGGGCGTAATCTTCCATCTGAGCGTTCAAAAATTGGTACGCTCTTTTTATAAGATTACGGCTATCCTCGGGCAAAGTCTTGCTATCAACCCCATTTGCCCATGCCCATATCGTCTTTCTACTCACTCCAAAGGCCAATGCCAGTCCTGCAACACTCGGCTTCATATCATCCTCAGCACAAATGCTCAGGTACATTCCGATACGCTCTTTGACCTGGGGAGGCTGCTTCATATCCACACTGGGCCAGTCCCACATTCTCAAAGAATGTTCAATATACCTCCGGTTGTCACCCGGCTCAGTATGGACACTCATAGCCTCAGTTCGATCAGGACGCTTATTCCCACCAGTTCCCTTCGGACGGCCACGGCCCCGAGAGGGAGTCGGTAAATCTACCACTTTATCACTCATAGTCGTTCTCCTTCCACTAATTATTTTCAGTTATCCTTAGTGAGTTTAGTGAATAATTTAGGCTTTTTGCAGTAAAGTCCTCTATATATCACTCTCTATAAGGGGGTTTATACAAGAATTTATAAAAATAAGGGGTAAAAACTGCCTCAAACCCTTGCGCCACAAGGCTTTCCGGTAGTGGAGAGTTTATCACCAAATTCTTCACCAAATCTCACCAGAAAAATATATTTAGTTGATTACACAAAATATATTTGACTACGCCGGGTACAATACCACCGATGACGCTCCATCTTTTTCTAACCACTGAAAATAAACCATCTTGTCTACTCGGCAAGCGTCCTCAATAGGGTTATCATTCTGGCACATAACCATTTCCACTTGTGCGTCTTCCGGGACTGTACTCAACTTGGCTCTCAATTCCTTAACAGTCATTCCGTTTCCTCCCAATTACAAAGTATCTTCCCTCGGAACTTTCTCGCTCTCCCGAGTAATCCCCACAGACCCTCAGCCTGTTCACCACAGTTTGGACAAGACATACCGGCTATATCTTCCAACCTCTTAGGAAAACTCTTTCCCTCTTGGACAAAGAGCTGGTGGCCGCACTTCCGGCATTCAAACACCGTCATCATGGCTATCTTTCCTCCCACTTTCACAATACTCTCTCGCTCTCTTGCAAAGTCGATCAGTGTCTACGGCGTACCCATCAGGCGCAACTTGGCAAGCTGCACACTCTTCATTACAGGTCAGGCAAGGGCACTCTCCCGAGTAATGTCCGCATTCCTCAAACAGCATAGTCAAGGCTCCTTCTTCAAACCGAACATATCAATCAGTTCATTCATGAACATCTCTGCACACTCTTCATTCCTGAAAGTTGCATAGGCGGTAACGCTGTTGCCCTTCTCAACGCAGAGTCGGGGACGCTTTACATCAGGGAAGGTATAGACCCCGATCTTGACTTTACCATTGCTGATTACAAGACCCACGAGATACACCCTCCTTTTCACACCGAAGGGAGATCATCTTCTCCCTGACCAACTTATCCACCACCCGGCCAACCTCATAGTAACCGGACATAGCTGCGAGGCGGTCTAAATTCTTTGCCGTTTGCGCCGTTACCAGCATGGACACCCGGCGCATATTCTTCTTGTTCATGGAAATCACTTCTCCTTTGCGTTTCTCAGGCAGAATTCATAGAAAGCGGCAAGATGTTTTGCGGCCTCCTTCATGTCCTCATAAGAGCCGACATAGTTGATAACTGAGCGTCTACCGAGGTCACTGACGGTTTTGCATATCTGGTAGAAATAACCGGCCCTCTCGTTCTCGGTGTTCATTTCATGGACAGGTCTGAGAAAAATCGTTTCCTTTGTGAAATACTCACTCCCGTCCTCACAGATCACCTTTGTCTTCTTCGGGGTGACTCTCTTGATGGTGCAAGGCTTGTAGATGGTCAGGCCGGTATTCTGGTGCCACCCGTAGGTCACACCTCTTGGAACACATACCCTCATGCCGGGTTTAAGTTCATCGGTAGGAATGGGTTCCTCGAATGAATTTCTCTTGTAGTACATACTCATACCGTTCCTTTCATCTGAATGCCACGGTAACAGGGGTAGCCGGAATAGACTGTGCGGCCATCGTGCCATTCGGGGTGCATTTCCATGTCAGCGTTAAACCGCTTGGCACTACACTGAAAATATCCATTGGACTTGCACCAGATTTTATAGGCATTGAAAAGGGTGGTCTGTCTGGTGTAGACCTTCTCTTTCTTCTCGCACTTTTCCTCCAAGAACTGCAAGACAAGATCATTGTCCTTCTCGTACTGCTTGACTACCTGACGCATGGCCGGGGACATTCTCAGGCCGAACCGCTTATACTTGAAGTAGCCCTCCAAGAGCCAGGTGAAAATACCTTGCATAGCCTCGGGAGTCTGGAATTCCGTTTTCAGGTTCTTGTCCTGCTCGTCCTCAGAGAAATGCCGGTTGAACTCAATCACCCGCACACGGTCAGACGCAAATAGGCTCTTGTCCCTTACGGACGGCAGGTCATTACAGGACAGCCACATGGTAAACTGCGGCTTGTATGTGATTGCGCTCTGGTAAAGTTCACGGGCTGTAATGTCCTCACCACCCGTGTACTGCTTTATGGTAGCTTCATCCAGCTTCCCCGCCGTGTCGGACTCACTCATGGTTACAAACCTGCGGCCTTTGAGTTTTGCAAGAACGGGATTGGCCGCTTCTGCGTTCTTCTGCCTTTCTGCACGGCAAATCAGTTCCACCGGGGCAACCGTGGAGTAGTCACCCATCAAGTGCTGAATAGCGTCCAGCATGGTAGACTTACCGTTTCTGGTGGTTTTTCCATGCAGGATGAACATACATTCTTCTTTGCTCGTTCCCAGGATGGAATAACCAAGCGCACGTTGCAGGTAGTCAGCCTTGTCCTTATCGTCCTGGGTTACTTCTGCAATGAACTTCTCCCACCGCTCACAGCGTACATCCTGCAAGCTGTATTCAAAGTTGGTCTGCATGGTCAAGAAGTCATCCCACTTGTGTTCCCGGAACGTCATGGACTCAAGGTCATAGGTTCCGTTCTGGCAGTTTACCAGGAACGGGTGAGTATCAAATTCCTGCGCTTCTATACGCAGGTTGTCAGCAGCGT